CTATCCAACAGGCAGCGCATCACGATTCCCTGTCCTGATGCACTTGGTATGGTGAACCTGGCAAGCGGCGCCCGCTGTGGGATGCAGGAAGCACTTGATCTGGCGTACCTCACGCTGATCCGTGACCATCCCAATGATCGGATGTTGTGGGATCTGCAAGCTGTACGGAAATGGGGAAAGTCTCCTGCAACGGCGAAGCAGCTGGAAATCATCAAAAAGCGCTGTAAGGGCTTTGACACCGCCAACCTCAGCAAAGGTGACGCAAGCCAGATTCTGAACAGGCTTCTGAATGAGCCAAAGAAACGGAGGGGCGCATGAAGCTGTATGTATCAAAAGCGGAAGACCGCGATCAGGTCATCGTGATCCTCGCCCGGAATGGGTACACCGTCCGTCAGGGCAAGGAGAAGGACCCAAAGAACAACAAGACCGTGACCTTCGTGGAGGTGATAGAAAATGGCAAGTGAGGCCCAGCATCAGGCTTACGTCATCAAGTGGAGCCAACAACCCTCTATCCGCCGGCAATGGCCGGAGTTGGCCCTGCTCCATCACATACCCAATGGAGGTACCCGCGATCCGGTTGAGGCAAAGCACCTGAAGCAGCAGGGCGTGAAGTCCGGCGTGCCGGATCTGTGCCTGCCGGTACCGCGTGGCCGCTACCACGGCCTGTATATCGAGATGAAGACCGAAAGCGGCCATACCACGGCCGTGCAGGAATGGTGGGGCGAACGCCTTCAGGCGCAGGGCTACGCATGGCGTGTCTGCCACGGCTGGCAGGCTGCTGTAGCACTCCTGGAATGGTATCTGCAGCTATGAGCACCGGGTTCTCATTCCCCTGGGAGAAGGCTGCGATGCGCGGCGAGGAGCTCCCTGATGGCCTGTCCCTGCCGGATCAGATGGCCTATACCGCCCTGCGAAACACTTACCGGGCCTATTACGACAAGACCATTTCCCGCGATGCGGCTGCTGCTGAGAAGCAGCGAATCCGTCTCGCTTGGGAACGAGCCGTCAGCAGAGCAGCGTTTGACCAGAGGCTGACTACCTACCATGTGAAAGTCATCCGGGAGACCGAGGCGGCCAAAAACGCCTTCAGGAAGGATCCGACACCGGCGAATGCGCTGCGGCTCTGCAATGCGATGGACGGCCTTCCACCGCCTGATACGGAAGGGAGCCTAACACCATGAGTGACTACCGGCATTGGACCTCTGACGAAGAAAAATACATCCAAGACCATTGGCGATTACAGACCGACGGCGAAATGGCCGCTGCGTTGGATCGGTCGGAGGGTGCTGTACGCACCAAGCGCCGGGAGCTGCGCTGCTCCCCACAGAAGACTTGGACGCCGGAAGAACTGCATTACCTGGAAGATCATTGGGGTACCGTGTCGATTCCTGGAATCGCCAAGAAGCTCGGGCGCACGGTAAACGCCATAAAAGTCCGGGTGGCCCGAATGGGGTTGGGTGGGATGCTGAATTCCGGTGACTATGTGACCTTCAACCAGCTGATGCGTGAGCTTACGGATAACGGCCAATCGTACAGCTACCAGATGAAAAGCTGGGTGAAAAACCGGGGAATGCCGATCCATACCAAGCGCGTGAATGCGTGCAGCTTCCGTGTGGTCTATCTGGAGGAATTCTGGGAATGGGCAGAGCAGCATCGGAGCTTCATTGACTTTTCCAAGCTGGAGCCCCTGGCGCTGGGCAAGGAACCGGACTGGGTAGCCGAGCAGCGCCGCAAAGATTATCAGTCCTTTGCCCTGCAGCGGAAGGATCCCTGGTCTCCGGACGAAGACAACAACCTGATCCGGCTTCTGAAGCAACAGAAATACGGATACGCAGAGTTATCTGAACTCCTTCGTCGCTCTGAGGGAGCCATTGTGCGGCGCTGTAGAGATCTGGGGCTGAAGGAGCGGCCGGTGAGAGCGGAGCCCCACCGGAAGGGTGGCAGCTGGAACGATGAACAACACCAGATTCTCGCCGACGGCATCCGCCACGGAGACAGCTACTCCATGATCGGGCGCATGATTGGAAAATCAGAGAAGGCCCTGCGCGGCAAGATATACTTCACCTATCTGACGGAGGATGCTGATAAGGTTCGCGCCATGCTGGGTGATGGGCCGTGGGGACACGGAGCGCCAGAGCCCACCGTGCGGCAGGGATTCAGCCTTTCCAAGACAAGAACAGAGGTCCGGAAGAATCTGTCCATCCTCGATGCACTTCTGCGGAAACGCATGAACGATCTCGGCTATGACCCATACTGGCAGCGCTTCATGTGCGCAAATTGGGATCCGGTGAAAGGCTGCTCTGCTGATTGCGCCGACTGCGATTCCTGTACCGAGTTTCAGCGAATACGTCCCCAATATTGCCGGATGTGCGGCGGGGAGTTCCTGGAGCGCAAGGAACAGACTTACTGCCCGAAGTGCCGGGCCATGCGGAAGAAACAAGCCCAAAAGAAATACGCCGTGCTCCACGCTCGGAGCCGGTACTGACCATTTATCTTTGATCCACCACGAAAGGAGACGCAAGATGGCAAAATGTAAAATCTGCGGAAAGGCCGTAGTTACAGCCCATGTATTCCACCGTGAATGCTGGCAGGAGGAGGTAGAGAAGCTCGCACAGGTATTCTGCGATAACTATTGCCGCTGGCCGCGCGAGTGCCCCAACCAGGACGAGCTGGAAGATAAGCATTGCGACAGCTGTGATCTGATCCGCGTCCTGAATCTCGGATTGTGAGGTGCAGTCCATGAAGATAGAAGAATTGATTACGGCCCTTCGTCGGCTGAAGGTAGAGACTGGGAGCCTGCCCTGTCTGGGATGCGGCTATGAGCACGGCTGCTCTCTTCACGGCTGCGTGATTATCAATGAAGCCCTGGAACGGATCACGATACTGAAGGAGCATTTCAGCGAGGAATCTGCCTTGAAGATGGCGGCACAGGCCTTGGAGACCACGCCTGAAGCGCTTCGCCAGAGCGCGCAGTTCCATGCCGGCGATACGGTGTGGGTGCTCACGAGAGACGAAGATGGTGTGCCCAATGACGTTGACGGCTATATGCTCCTTGCGGTAGCTGGGAATGCAGTCATCGTCACCTCGTTCGTTGATG